CATCAGAACCAATAGTTGGATGTTTCTTCGCTAATTCTTGGTTATCTACATGAATATGTTGCTTAATAATATTTTTAACGTATGTAGTGAAAACTTTATAATGCTCACAAGATTTCAATTCAAATGGTTTCATTTGCTTACCAGAATCAAGTGAAAGCTTCTCTTGACGAACATATTCTTTGAAGCTTTTAAATGAGTTTGAATCCCTAATCAAATAATAAGAATTTAAATTCTCAATATTAGTTAAAAGCATTTGAGAAGTAATTCTTGATGAATTAGGAGATAACATATATGTTACTGCAAAATTAGTAACAGTATTATATGCCATTTCATGAACTAATGTATCAAGGAGAGTAGCTAATGTTGCACATGTCTTTGATGGGATACGAACATTAGTCTCTTTAATAATATTTACAGCTCTGAAATGTTCGACACTAAAATTAAATTGCTTTGGGGTATGTTCTACTGGCTTTTCGGGTAACTTAGGTGTCTTTGGTTTATCACCCGATTCAGACATTTTATCTTGCTCACTTAAAAGCTTATCATGCTGAGCCTTCTTCTTTTCATACTCGCTAGCTAATTTAAGATCACGTAAACTTTGAGACTGATTGAAATCGATAACTTTTTTGTGTTCTGATGCCATTAAATCATATGCCCGTTTTAACACATTTAGAAGCTTAACATACTCTGAAACCATTTGTTTAGAGCTCTTCATTGGGTCTTCAGCTTTCAGTTGACTTGCTGAAAACTCTTTTTTTGAATCAGCAAAATCTTTAAACTTTAATGACATAAATTCAGATAACCTATACGTTAAATCATAGCTAGCTAGAAGGTGATCTGGATATTTTGGAGTAGTCTTAGATAGATCAGTTAACCCTTCTAATGATGTGCTTAATTTATGTTTACCAGTCATATTATATTTTGGATCACTTTTTAAAGAATTTTCTAATTCTTTAAGCTTTCCATTTAATTCGGCCATTGCAATATTTTGATCATTAATAATACGTTTATATTGTTCAAATGCTCTTACATGACTGACGTCATGGTTAGCCGCATCTTTTAATACTGTTCTATAATAATTAGTAAAATTCTTTGCTTCTAAATTTTGAATTAATTCTGTATTTTCCTTATTTACACCAAATTTGGAAAATAGGACCTTGATCTTAGAAACGGGTAATTCGATTCTGCAGACACTTTCAACCAGTTTTCGCTTTTGTTCAGCCATTGTTTACGTATACTATTTGTATGTTTAATATGATTTTATTTTGTTATAATTCTAATTATGAAAAAAATAAAGTAAAATATATACTTATAAATATGATCGATATTTATCAACCTTCGATGATACTAGTTTACCATTAATCCACTTATTAAATGCTTTATATGAATAACCCGCATCGATGAGTGTAGTTAAATCTATGATATTAATTTTATCTTTGTATAACTTTTTATTAACGGGGTCGATTAATGATTCATCTACACTAATTAAATCCATGTACTCCTTTGTAACATTTTTAGGAATATTAATATATGTTGTACTTGGGTTATAGGGCCTACCCTTTGATCCAACTGAACCGATATCAGATACATTGTCATCTTGATCTGACATACATTCGATTTGCATATCTACTTGTTTGTTAAGTTTCATTGAATTGCCTTGTTCTATAATACCGGGAATTGGATCACCTACGCTTAGATCATGACCATCATTATCTAGGTCGTTTAAATGCATTTCTAATTGTAATTCTTTATGTTTCGCTAGTAAATCTTCATATTGCGATTTCAGCATATTGAAATCAGATTTCAGCATATTGAAATCGGTATCATTTTCTTTTTTAAACATTTTTTTACTTATTTTAAAATCTTGATTATATTGAAAATATATGAAAACAATAATTAAAACGACAAGTATTACAAGTACAATAACAATATATAAATTTCTATTATTATTTGGTTTCACGTTATTCATGTGATCATGCTGATCATGCTGATCATTATTAATTAGCCCTTGGAATTCATGTCTAATAGGAATATTGAAATCTGTCATTGTATTAATATAATATATGAACTTTAATATTTTATATAATATAAAAATATAATGGACTCATTCGTCATACAGGCTAACGAACTAATTGATACAATTTTCGACATTAAAATTAAAAATGATCTACGTGAAATTATCGATAATCATATATTATTTTCTAGTGTTAAACAGATTAAAACCTTTGAAAACTTGATTAAATGTTTTAAATCGAAAACGATCATAAAACATTTAATTCCATTTATTAAGGTACCAATATATAATATGGTTTCAGAGACATTTATTAGAAATATGGATTTATCTAAAAAAAACTTTATAGTTAGTCTACAAAAAGATTTTAATTATTTAGATAAATTAATTAATGATACCCCAGTAAAATATGAGTTAACCGATTTAATTAAGTTTTTATTGGAAACAAATGATACATCATATATTGAATTGGCTGACCAATTATATAATACAAATAAACTTAAAATCGAATACGAATTCAATTATTTTTACTATATTTTATGTAATACTAAAGCATACTTAATGTTAAAAGAGAAGCCAAATATATATAAAAAAACATATACATTACAATATTCTATTGATTTTTTAAATTTGAGTATTATTGATTTCAAACCAGTTAACATGAAATCTATTATTAATGGATTTAATTTTGATATGAAATCAGATTTCAAAACGTTGAAACATTATTCAAAGCAACGTGGCCCTGTATTATTTATAATAATGGAATCTGAATATTATTTCGATTTCAATATTAAATCAAACGAAAATAAAAATCAAATGAATGCGGGTATTGACCCAAATTTAATAGAACAATTTGATATTTTAAAAACATCCAAGTTGGAAAAAAATAAAATATTAAATTATGATCTATATTATTTTGTTAATGGCACTTTAGTGAAACCATTGACATACATGAATACATATTTCGATGAGAGCCATTTATTAAATTTTAATACATTTTCAGATCAATGTTCATCTTTTATTACATTTGATAATGAAGTTTGGTTTAATTGTTCTATTAATAGTAATACATTATATTCATTTAACTATGTAAATGAATATAATACTATAAAAGCTAATGATACCTTTATATCACTAACAAATGTTATTCATGATGATATACCTATGTATTTGTTAGATGCTTATATTGATGACCTAATTAATATGATTTATGATGATTTAATCAAAAAAAAAGATATATCCTTATTACATGACATATCATATGAAAAATTTGGATTAATATATGATAATTTTAAAAAAGATTTCAACATTAGTGATAACCATGTAACTAAATTTATATACTGTACAAATATAGCTAATGAAATAAATAAAACACAACTTCCATATTTAGTGTCTATGAAAGATCCCCTTGATTCCAAATCAAATTTTGTTGATAGATTTAAATTATCATTATGCGGTTCAAAAAATCCATTATCCATTATTGCTGCAAAATATTATAAAATGAAAAAATATTAAATAATAATTTTTATTTAACAATTTCGACATCTTTTAAAAATACCATATTTCTTATCTTAGATACCTCATCATCACGCAATAAAAATGATTGTATTTTACAAAATGGTATGCCCAATAATGTCAAATATAAAAAGTATATAATATATACGCCACACTCATTATTTTCAATTTGATGTATTGTTAATGAGCTTTTCCATATAATATTGAAATCTTTAAGATTATCAGTTTTTTTAATAGAAACATGTAACATAGCTAACGCTAGGTCAACTTCTGGTAATCTAGAGTCGCCAAGCGAATTAAAATATTTAAACATAATATCATTAGTTTCTTGTTTAATATCAATAACAATTAAAATCCAATGTATACCATTTCCTTCGGTACCATTATTAATAAATAAAACATATTTTTTAAATTTGATTAAAGCGTTTAATATTAATTTAATAAGTCTCGTTTCAAATATATTTATTAAATCTTTGTATACTATGTATGTATCATAATGTTCAAAATTATTGAAATCTTTTGAAAACATGCTGATTACATTTTCTATTTGTGAATTCCACAAAGGATCATCTTTTTCAGACCAATATGATTTTTTTCGGTTTCCATTGGTAAAAAATTTAATATATATACTTAGATCGTCTTCTTCCACATAATTCGATGAACCTTTTATATGTTTATATGATTTAACACATTTAGTATTACTTAAGCAAATTGAATCCGGTTTCAATTCAACTAATGAACTCATTTATAATAAAATAATTTTATTATAAAATTTATTCATCAATACCTATATTGTTTCTAAGGTGTTTTAATAAAATAGGGTCTGTTTTATCGGAATCATATATATCATATTTACTAGGATTATTTACAAGAAGGGGGTTACACGATTTCATTTGGTTTTCATTTGGATTAGATTTCACCCCCTTTGAATAGACTGCAGTAGGTTTTTCAACTATATTAACCTTTTTATTAGTTGGTTGATATGATAAATGTGAACCCTTTGATCTCTTTTTTTGCTCATTTTCCATACGTTTCATGAAATCTTCGGGTAAATTACCATAAAGGGCATCATCATCTTCTTCATCTATTTGTAATTTTATATTATCGCTGAGACCAGCATTTGATTTAACATTTTTAAATGCTAAATCACGTAGACGTTTTTCTATATTTAAATCTTCATAAGTATTTACCTTTTTAATATTTTCCTGTTTTACCTCATTTAAAATAGTTAAAATGAGATCATGGATTTCATTTAAATCTGTAACAATCGGTTCATCATCGGAAACCCTTAATTTAAACGAATTATCTGAGCTTAAAACTATTCTAAAATTAATTTGTTTTTTTAAGAATATATCCATATTTGAATCAATAAATGTTAAAAGCTCAAATGAGGCCTGCCCTGATTTCGGTACTTTTAAATTAATAATATTCATTTATAAAAATGGAGTAGTTCAATAAAATAAAAATAAAAATAAAAATAAAAATAAAATAAAAATAAAAATAAAAATAAAAATAAAATAAAAATAAAATAAAAATAAAAATAAAATAAAATAAAAATAAAATAAAATAAAAATAAAAACTGAATAAAAACTATATTATATAATGGAAGTGCAAATTTCTGTGAAACCTGTCATAATAGATTTCAATTCAATTCTAAAAAAATATAATGTAACTGAAAAAGACATATTGACACCGAATAGCCGTTTTCAAATTAATATTAAAATTAAAAATGGGTCTTGCCAGATAGCTAATGGATTCAGAAGATTATTATTGGGAGAAATTGATACTAAAGTTTTAACAATTACTAAATATGAGTGTACTGAAAAATTATATGTAATCGAGTATATGGAAAGCATATTTAATCAGCTTCCAATTGATCAAGAACGGGATTTCACCAAGTTTAAACTTAAAGTTTTAAATGAAAATGATACCTTGAAAACTGTATATTCAAACGATATTGAATTTTATAACGAGTCAACTAAATTAAATGATTTCATGGATAAATCATATGTCATATGTGAACTTAAAAAAGGGGATTCCATTATTATTGAAGGGGTATCTAAGCTAAATAATGGTTTCATTCATAACAACGGCCTCGTGGGGTCTATTTCATTTAATACTGAAAATGAAATAGATTATGAAATTAGTTGTAAGTCATTGTATCCACATAAGCCTAATTTTATTATTAATACTTGTGTATCAAGTATAACTGCAAGATGTCAAAGATTAATAGATATTCTTAATTTACCAAATTTTATGGAATCTACTGATATACAATATATAAATCATGGATCAAATTTGTATACCTTTATAATAAAGGATGAAACACCAACTATAAGTGAATTATTGGCATATTATATGAATTATATCGAATCGGTAACTAAAGTATCTAGTTCATTTGTGGATTTAGATATGAATATTGTTCAGGTCATATACGAAAGCACTAATAGTGTAAGTGATTTGAAATCGGCATTACAAATGATCATTAGTGATTTCAAAAAATTTAAAATTAAGTAAAAAAATAATAATTTATTATTAATTTATTAATTTATTAATTTTTTTTTAATTGCTTTCATACGCAAAATTATGTTTTAATCCTTTTTTAATAACTTCAAATGCGTTTGATATTTCTTCTAGCCATATTGTTCTACCAGGAAAATCTGATTTCATTTCTTCTTGATACTTGTTTAAGCTTTCATTCAATTTATCAATTCGATCAGCTCTTGTTTTCAAACTACTTTTTAATCTAGATTGCTCAGTTAAATCATATATATAATTAAATGAGCTGGAATCATTAATATATGTATCAACAAATTTATTGAAATCTGTGATATATGGAATATTACGTGGTAATATTAATATTTTAGTGAAACCATGATTACTCAAATATTGGTCAGCTTCTTCTTTAGTTAAATCCTTGATAGTATATGGGCCTGTTAAATATTTATATATGTTCGTTTCACGTGTCAGATTATATTCAGTTATCCTCAATTCTCTTAAAATACGATTTTCATATAATATTTTTCTATGGTGAAACCAAATATTAAAAATTTCATTATATGATTTATATTGGACAATTAGGTTATCAGGGCCAATAAAATTTAAATTATTATGCCTTATTTCATATAAATTTAAAGCGTATATTAATGGTTTCAAATCGAGATTATTATTGATACCGTCTTGTAAAATATATTCATATGGTTTCAACCCATTTTTAGTGATACCCCTAGCTAATTTTATTTTAATATCTACAGATACACTATTAACTGACCCTACTATAGGCGATTCGGGGTCTAATATATCCGCATATTTGCTTTTAATTTTATGTTTCCAATTATCTACAGGTATACACGGGATACCTGTAATTATAATAGATTCACTTGAATCGACGTATGTACAATTTCCATAGAATACATAATAATGATTTAAATGATTTAAATCATCTGAATTATATGTTTTCACTGATACATCATTTGTACCATAATTTAACCATGGTTTCACTAAATTTACTTCACTCAAATTTAATGCTCCCTGTATAACACGATACAATGAAATCATTGTACTATTGAAATCTCTGGCAACTACTTCACATTTCCATCCCGTTGCAGGTGATACATAGCTTTCAAATAAGACTAATGGAATAATAGGGACATAATAATTTGGCTCTATTGTCAATTCTTCTGATTTCACTTCTGGATATAAATAAAGATCATTTTTACTAAATATTGATTCTAATAACGGTTTAAATGATTCTACGAAAATATACCTTGGGGCTCCTGCTCCCAATATGCCAGTATTTTGACATCCAAAACGTCCTATACCAACTAATAATGGAATATTACGAGAGCCATGATATCTTTGTGCGGCTCTTATAATTGTTTTATTTACAGATGCCTCACCATAATGATAATTTGTCTTCATTACAACTGAAGCCGCAAAAGTAGAAACCCTCTGCCTATTAATACAATGACCAGAATCATTGTGTTTGAAATCTAATAAAGCCGTATGTATCACTTTACGAATAGTTGGTCTAAGCCCATCGAGAACATGTGATAAATTTCTAATAAGGGTAACTAATTGATGTTCTTTTACATCATAACGTAAATGATTAATGCAGCTAATTTTAGAATCAACGATTTCATATTTAACTGGGCTATCTTTTAATTCTAGTTTTCTAAGTTCAGTATCTTTATCAAAATAAATATCAAAAATGTTTACACGTTTTAAGTTATGTAAAATCATGTTTTCATTTTCATATGTAAATGTATAAATTTTGTTATACCATTCGTTGAAACATTCAACCAATTCTTTATCATTATGAGAGGCTAAACCCTTATAATAATTAATCTTATATGTCGAATCATACATATTTAAATCATTATTGAACTCGCTTATATTATAATATTCTTTAATAACCGATTTACCTTTATATACACGAATAATAGGTGTAGCTAACCATGATATGAAACCATGCTTAATCAAATTAGGCCAAAATTGATCAAAAATGTTCAATATTAATCCTAAAATATGACCTTTTCCATCGGTATCTTGGTCGACTACAATAATTAGTTTTTGATATTTAAGGGTTTTTAAATCTTTAATGTTTTCATATTTCATTTCATATTTTAAACCGATAACAGCGAATAGCTCATTAATCCGAACATTATCTTTTAATTTGTTACCTGAAATCCACTCTTGTGGTTTCATTGGATTATTTTCATCTTCATTTTCATTTTCATTTTCATTTTCATTTTCATTTTCAGGTGAGACTTTTGATGAGCTCTTTCTAGTATTAATGGGCTTACCCATTATTCCGAATGTGCCATTATATTTGAATCCATAGTAGTCTTCTGATTTCATAACATGGGCTTTTAAACCATCATTAATAAATGAATTGGCTGAATCACCCTCTGGAATAAATAATGTTGATTTCACGGTATTACATTTTTCAGCTGGATTATAATGTTTAATCATATTAATTCGTTTTGTCTGGACTTTTAAAGCTTCAGATAAATCTTTCTTATTTTTTTCAAACGTTTCTTCTTTTAAAATAGGTTTAATAAGTTTGTACATATTTAAATATATTTGCTCAGGAAAAGTCACATTATATTTGAAATCGGATGGACTTTTAATATATGTCTTTGCTTGGTTATCATATGCTAGGCCTTCAATGGAACCACGAACTATCATAAATAATTTATTTGTAATAGATCGTTTATTAAATCGGGATTGATTTAATAACATTTTAATTTCATCCTTTTTACTAGACAATAATTCATCTATAATGAAATCTATGTTAGACCCCCCTTTTTTAGAGTATACACAATTAATCATATTAAATGTATTGAAATCGGTACCATTGGGTACATATGATATATGTATATCCCATGCGTATCGTCTATCTTCACATATGTATGGTACTGTAAAATTCATATTGAAATCGGGATTATATAATTCTTGAAAAAGTGATGCAAATTCATTAATATTGTGATATTTATTTGAAATTAAAATATTATTAAATCTTATATTAGCATTTAATGCAAATTTTACATATAATGTTCTTGTAACAATGAGCTTTTGTAAAATTTGTGCATGTTCCTTTTTTATTGATAATCTTTCTATATCAGGTATAAATGATACTTCGGTAAAACTATGGTTGAAATCGTAGTTATAAAATAATTCTGGTTCATCTATAATTTTCATATTATTACACGCTTGTTGTGTGTATAATATTCTTGAATCCTTGTTATAAATTTTAATATTAAATTTGGATGAAAAGGCTACAGTCAATTTAGCCCCTATGCCATTTTTACCACCAGTAACTCGATTTAAATCTTTATTAAAATTTGAACCAGATTTAAATACAAAGAATATTACATGTGGAGAATAATGTGTTAATTCTTCTTTTCCAATCATATATTTCATCTTTTCTATTGGTATAGCATCTCCATTATTACGCACAGTAACTTGAAATGTATTTGGATTAAATGTAATATTAATGAAACCGCTTTCATTTAAATTTGTGAAATCAGTACGAATTATATTATCACATGCATTTACAATAATTTCATCAACCATTTTTAAAAATAATTCAGAATATTGTATTTCATGTTTCACTATTGAGTTTGTAAATATGAATTCATTAGTTTTAATTATTTTATTAGGCGCACCATAGACATCTGGGTTTAATAATACATGATCTATATCCGACAGTACTCTGTATGTTGGTTTCATCGAAGTATTATATTAAAATCTACTTCAATTTTAATAATAAAAAAAATAAAAATAAAAAAATAAAAATAATAAAATATTTAATTAACCTGCTTGTTTATCCATTATAGATTTAACTAATTCTTGAATTTTTAATTCAGAATATTCTGATTTCACGCTAGTCAATTTATCTCGATTTAATATAAGTATAATTGCCACAATTATACTAACAATTACCGCAATAACTAAAATTGGCCTTTTACGTAAAAATTCGATGAAACTCATTTATAATATATATTAAATTTAATGCATATTAAATTTAATATTTATTAAATTTAATGCATATTATACTACAACTCTATAATATATTGCGATACCCGAGTGTTGTGATATATTATATATTTTAACTATATTACCTTTTTTTGCATTTAACCAAATAGAAATAATTTCATTTTCGGATATCATTGGAATATTTTTTGTTTTCAAGTTTGTTTCTTTATAAAATTGCTCATCTGAAATAATTTCATGTTTCGGTATTAAATCTGATTTCATAATATTAATAATAAAATTTTCATATGCATATACAGAAACGGATCCATTAATATTACCTATAGATCCAATTTTAGTTGGATCTTTTGCAAATACAATAATTTCATTGAAACCCTTTGATAAATTATTTATCTCTCTTATAATAGAATCCGATTTCATATTTTGTAAAATATATTTTGTTAAAATAATTATTGGGCCATCAGTCTCAATAGTTAGTGTTACATATTTTTTATTTTTATTAAATGTTTCTTCATTCAATATTTCGCTTGTAATATTGTAACCTCTGAATTTAACAAAGCTTACTATATTGAGGTAAAGATCATATGTGAAAACATCCATTGTTTTTATCTATATATAGTAATATATTAATTCATATTTATTATTAATTTTTTTTATATCATCTGATATATACTCAAAAATGCCCCTTGGTTTTCTCTCACGTTCACCATTCGAACCTGTAACTAGATTATCAACTACTGTCCAGTGGGTTTTAGTCGTTGTGCAAGTTTTAGTTTTAGTAGCATTAGTTGTATTGGCTGCTATGCATATGTCTGGATTTGAGTCTGGGCTCACCAATGTCTGGGATGCTAAATATTTGGATGGTGGAAATGTTAAATTTAGATCTTCGTCTGTCCGTGATGACCCCGGAAATTCTTCAACCAGTCCAGTCGTTAAACAGCGATTTGAAGGGTTTTCTCAAATGACATCATCGGCTGTCTGGCCTCCTTCTGAAATGTTAGGACGAAGAGAAGCTGTCATGGATAATATCCCAATGGTTCTTCCAGAATTAGGTCCCGACAATGTTGATGGATTAAATGATCCACTTAGAAAAGAATTATACTAAATTATTAATATTATATTATATAGAATATGAGTGAACCTATTGTGCTTGCTGATCCTCTGAAAAATGAAGCCGATAAATCAGATGAATTGGCTAAAATAGATAAATTAGATAAATTAGATGAATTGGACGAACTTGAAAAGTTAAATAATAAATTAAATATAGAAAAAGATAAAGTAGAAAATGAAATTATTAAAAAAGATTTAAATATTAATAATTTACATAACCAACTAATTGATACTGAAAAAAATACAGAACAAATTAAATCCAATTTTAATAATTTAAAACAAAGCAGAGAACATTACAATATTAGAACAGAAAAAATAATTGATATGCTTTCTATCTTTTTATGTGCAATGATTTTAATTTTAATATTTGCGGTCTTCATGTATTTTGATGCTACTAAATTTAATAATGTGTGTCTTACAGTAGAACCATATGAAGAAAATGTAAAAGATTATTTTAGATCACCACTCGATATGATTTTATTAGCTGAAAAGAAAATGGGGATGAAACCAGGTTTCATGAAACCTGAATATTCTGCGGCTTCAGATTTAAACTTTAGAAAACCAAAGCAAAATGGGGAAAGATTGGATGATGATTTCATGTGGGCTAAAGTTCATATGGATGCAAATATTAGATAATTATATTGCTGGCCTCTTCGTTTTAATAATTTCAATAATATTATGCGCCTTTTCTGAAAATGTATCAATAAAATTTGGAACGTGGTCTACTTTAAATGCTGACATACTTGTAATTTTTATTAATACTAAATATACAGGTACCTTACATACCCGTTTACCAAATTTATTAATTTCATCAACATATTTGTTGTGATCATATTTTAATAATATTTTTTTTGGATAATATGGAATATATGGACGCATGAATATATCTACCATGTTTTCATATGATACTAAAGGGTAATCATCTTTATATTTAGTTAAATCTGTATTTAATTTGTTGTCCATTAATGCTATCAAATAATAATTATGATCATACATATATTGAACATAATTAATATTTGAAATTAGTGTCAACTTGCAATCTAAGAACAATCCAAACTTAGTTAAATCATTAAAATAATTTAAACCAGATAAAACTTGAGGTAAATAATGTGGCGGAATACTATTACTAATTTTGCGTCTATATGGGCATTTAATTTCTATTAATATGCAGCTTTCATTATTAAAATTACTTTCATTATTAAAATTGCTTTCATTGCTTTCATTGCTTTCATTGCTTTCATTGCTTTCATTGCTTTCATTGCTTTCATTATTAAAATTGCTTTCACCTCTTTCATTATTAAAATTAAAACAATTTACAAATGAATATTCTGGTTTCATAAAATTATTAAGTTTTGATTCTGAAATTAAAATGAAACCGTCCGGTGAATAAGTTAATTCATTTGAATATGGTATTGACCCATATTCAAATACAGTACAGCCTAATGAAATTTCTATAAATTTAGTGATTACAGTCTCTAATAATTTACCCCATTGTGTTGCAATATTTTCTGTAAATGTGATTAATCCACATTTAGTATTAATTAATTCATTAATATTACTATACTTATTAATATTTAAAACAGTGGCTACCTCGCTCCCACCGATAGTATATATTCTATTTTTATACCATGCCTGTGATCTTTGTTTTGGTAGATCAATATAATAGTCTTCAAGTATTTTAACCATCACTATCTTATTAAAAATATATTCAAATTAATTAATATTTTATTAATTTTAACGTATTTTAACATATTTTAATTTATTTTAAACATTATGTTATTAATATTCAGCTTCAATATTAAATGGAAGGTGATCTTAAGATTTCATTAAAAGAAAGATATAAAAAGGCTATTAATATATTAGAATTTATTCCTATTATTGATAGATTAGATATTCCAGATAAATATAATTTATTGGAGAATTTAGTTTTATTATTGGACTCACATGCTGATACATTTTTTTATAGTAACCTATGGTTCCTAGTTGAAAATCATTATAGGTATCATAAAGTTTTAGCAGCATATAGTAAAAAATATATTAATGATTCCATGCTTTCAGTGCGGGTCTCTAATGGCTATATTCAAATAGATGAATCATTGATGCAGTATCTGGAAGATAATAATATTTATATGTTTGGTAATTATAATGATTCTATTGGATTATATCCAAATAGATTGGGTAAATTTAATAGTTATTTAAACACGAGTACATGTTTTCTATTTGATTTAAATCCACATGAAGATGTATCCAATGATTTTGATTATACTAGAAAATCTAGAAAAATATTAATAAATGCATTAATATATTGGATTAATATAATAATGGAAAATAGTGATTTCAATAATTTAAATGAAATATTGTTAAACAAGTATATGTCTTCAAATGTATATGAAAAAAAACAATTTATGATTTTACTTTATTTTATGATATCCCTTCATCATCATATTGTCGATTTCACTCATAATTATGATTGCATTGAATAATTATAATTAAATAATTTCACTTCTCTTTTTTAAAATCTTAACAATAGGATTTAAAAGCATATTAGATTCATTTTGTAAAATTGAAATCAATGATTTCACATTAAATATTTTAATATCTTTAATCTCATAATTTTTTTTAAATTTTTTATGAATATCATTTAAATCATGTTTCAACGTAGCAACTCTATATATTATAATGTAGTCTTCATTTGTAGTTTTTCTTAAATCAATAAATGTGCCTAGATCATAATGAATATGATAATCATTAATAGTTAAACCAGTCTCTTCATATGTCTCCCGAATAGCAGTATCAAATTCTGTTTCACCGTCGACAGGTCTTCCCTTTGGAAAGTCATATAAAGATGTATCATTTTGTTTGGTTACTACATTTGGCTGATTAAAATATTTATCTATAAATATTGTAGTTTTCATATTAAACTTTTTTAATTTTTTTGTATATTGTACGCCATTTTCAGACCAAGTTGATCTATTAATATAATGTTGCCATAAATTATTAAAATTATTAGTTTTCAATATTATTTTTTCTATTTTAGTAAGACGTGAAACTAAATATTTAAATTCGTCATATGAACTATAATTTTCATTAATAATATCACTAAATTCATATGATATACGTTTTATTAGGACTACAACATTTTTAAAATTTTTATCAAAGATTATGAATCCATGCGAGACTTTCATTTTTATATATACTATTTAATTGTTTATTAAGTATACTAATGGAAACTGATAAATATTTTTCTGGGAATATAGATGACCTATATTTGAGGGCAATTTTAAATAAAAAAGAATATAATTACACACAATCTACAAATGCATCGGATCATTTTAAGATATATAATAGGCAGCATGAATTTAAAATTGACCGCAATAAATTTATACCAAGAGGTTATCAGCTATTCGCGGTCAATTATATTAATTTGAGGACACGGGTAAAACGATTACTTATTAGTTATCATACTGGAATAGGTAAGACTGCGACTTCATTGTCTATCGCAAAAGAGTATATTGATTATTTTAAGAGGGTTTCATTACTAAATAATAATTATAATGAAAACAGTGTTATCATTGTTGGTTTTTCTAGGCAGGTTTTCATTAATGAATTATTAAAATATCCCGAATTCGGATATGTAACTATTGATGATATCAATAAGTTAAAACAATTGAAATCCGTTTATGAAGACAATTTAACAGATAAAACATATACTAATTATATAGAATTTAAAACGTCATTACGTCGACGTATTACTGACCGTAAAAATATAGGATACTTTAAATTCTTTGGATATAAAGAATTAGTAAATGATATTTTAGGTGACATTGATTTATCGAAAATAATTAATATTCGTCAATATATTTGGGAAAATAAAGATAAATTATTTTCATTAGATCGCGATATTATTAAAATATTTTTAAATTCTGTTACCATTTGTGATGAAATTCATAATGTATATAATTCAGTTGAAACTAATATTTGGGGTTTCGTGTTAGAAATGATTACAAGAGTAATTGGAACTAGAATGTGTTTACTATTATTAAGTGCAACCCCTATGTCACACAGTGCAACTGAAATAATTAGTCTTATGAATATATTAAATAGTGATTCTAATAAAATGTACAATAAGAATGATTACTTCGATATTGAGTTAGATCAAGATGAAAATAATACAAGTAAGATGAAAACTTTGAGCATTACTGATTCAAATATTGAACGAATTGGTAAAGAATTTGCTGGTAAATATTTATACTTCGAAGATAAGGATCCCAAATATTATCCTAGTTCTAGCTTTATTGGTAGTAAGATATCAGAAATAGATTATTTATCATTTATTAGATCGCCAATGACTGAATTACAGTTCAATTCGTATAAAGAGGCATTAAATGATTCCACGTTAGCAATGGGTCATGATTCTACATATTTAAGCGACATTGTGCTACCAGACCCCAATAATCCTAATTTGGGTATCTTTAAATCTAAAGATTTAAATAATTATATGTTATTATCAAATAGTGAAAAGTTTTATACTAAAATGCAAGTGAAAACAGTAAGAACTAAAATGGGTAATAATATTATATCGGGTAACTGTCTAAACATTGATTCCAGTTTAAACACTATTTCACCTAAATATTATAAGATGGTCTCAGATATCATTGGATTAATTAAAGCAAATAATTTTGAAAGTTGTGGTAAAATATTTATTTATCATAAATATGTTAATAATAGTGGTGTGTTATTCTTAAGAGAAATATTTGTTCAAAATGGTTTCATTGATCAATATAATGAACCATCAGATTCAACATTAGATATTATTACTGGTTTAACCCTTAGAGAGCACAATAAAAAATATAATGGGATGAAAACATTTGTACCGGCAAGAATAATTACAATTCATTCTGAGCTTGATGATAGAGAAAAGGAAGCTGCAATAGAAGCATTTAATTCATTAAACAATGTAGAGGGTCACAGGATTTTATTATTAATTGGGTCTGATACGATTAAAGAATCATTTGAAATTAAATGTACAAGACATTTAATGATAGCATATAGACCAGATAACATTTCAACATTAATTCAAATCTTTGGTCGTGTAAAACGTAATGGATCACATATTGATTTAGAACCGTCAAAGCGCAATGTAACCTATAGAATATATACAATTATGAATCCGGATTCCACTATGTCATATGAGGAAGCATCTTATATGAAATCTATTAATGATTACAAATTAATTCAACAAGTTGAACGTGCTATGCATAAATATGCGGTAGACTCTATTATTAACTATGAATATTTAAAAAACAATGTAGTATCTAACTCATTGGGAGCATTGCCATATGAGTTACCATACGATTTAAAAAAAATAACAAAACAAATAGATTTGAAATCATTTAATGCTCATTATTTTGAACAAGAATTAAATATTGTTTTAATGATCATCAAAAGACTTTTTATTGAGTTTTCTAATGTCTTCACTATAGATGATATTATCAAATATGTAAAGGAACCACCATTTAGCATTCAAATAAAAGGTCCAATGATCTCCAATGATATAATTATTGTTGCGTTAGATATGCTTTCAATACACGAATCAGACCTATATAAAAATGTACTTGTTTTAAGTAATCATTATGATAACCAGAATTCTAATAAAATAATTATTATAAATGGTTTCAAGTGGATAATTACTAAAAAAGATAAATATTATATTTTAGTACAATACGATAAATTTGTAGTTAATGAACCTGAGGTTATCTACAGAGCTACCAATTTAAAACAATTAAAACGGCTATCTATAATCAAATATATACAACATATGGAAAGTGCAACAGATTTAACTGATAGTTATAAGACATTTATTGCTAAATGGGTTTCTATTGATAACTTAAATGATTATATTAATATTATATGCAAATACACACTTGAATTTCAGGCATATATTGTTGAAAGATTTATGGATCTATTATTTTTAGCTTTAACCGACCCAGATAGACATAAAAAGAAATATTTAGAAATCCCAGAATATCAATTGGCTATTAATGTTTTAACGCTATATAATGTTTTCAATATTATTAAAACGTATGACTCTGTTTTAACACCAGTTAAACAAATAGACGAGTTCGTCTCGGTTGAAAAAGATAATAAAAAATGTAGTGATTGTGAATATATTAAACATCTATTAGCAATTCATGATATTGAACGGTTCAGCGAATGGTTTCCCGATGAACATAAACAAGCATATATAGATTTCAGATACCATATCTATAATGAGTTAGTGAAACCTGGAACGGGTAAAGCGTCAAAACGGGTTTTACCCGTAATGCATTTTATTGGGTTGATTCCTAGATTATATATTCCTGGTAAAGGTTTCATTGATAATCCAAATTATGGGTTTGACAGCTTTCAAGAGAGTCGAGTTGAGAATGATATTATTATTGGATATAATATTAGAAAGCCAAATACGGTTAAAATAAATTTTAAAATTAGGGTACCCATTCATAAGCAAGACTCAAGTGGAGATAACCGAAAATTGTTTAAAGGTACATATTGTGAAACCAAATTAAAAGTTGAATTAATGGAATACTTAGAAAAATTAGAAAATCCTGCAAATTATGTAAACAGCTCTATAATCAAAAAATATAGTAAAATTAAAAATGATAATTTAAGTCAGGGTTCCGGAAAACAAAAGGAACCGCTGAAGACGGTAAGTAGCCTATGTGTAGAGTTGAAATCTAAATTAATTTATTTAGAAATGAAAGAAAGATTGAAACCAAATGTCGAAGATAGAATTAGATTCTTTTATTTTATATGGGAGAATAAATTTATTAATTTTAATAATTGAATAAAAAAATAAAATTGAATAAAAAAATAAAATTGAATAAAAACTATATTATATAATGATAGTAAACGACTTCATTACCGAGACATTGACAGTACCTGTCTCAAGTGCTTATTCGGATTTAAATCCGAAAGATATGTTACTTGAGTTATGTAGTAAAATATACAATGGTTTCATTTATAATGGAAAGCTTATTATTAAAGTATTAGAAGTTTTAAATTATTCATATTTATATGTGGATATATTAAATAATGTCGATTGCGATATACAAGTTTCTGTAATTATTTTAGTTTCATGTATAAAATTATTCAGAGGTGAACCATTATTAGTTTCATATAAAGATTTCAAGCGAAACATATATGAATTTGAATCAGATTCTATTAGGGTTAATGTTAAAAAACAATATCAAAAATATAATTTTATGAAATCGGGTTCCAAGTGTATAATTATTGTTGATAATCATAGCTGCAGAATAGGTGCTAAAGTTATATCTGTTCTAGGTGAGCCTTTGATACCTGAAAACATAGATTTAAATCCAAAATATTATATGGTTATGAAATCCGAAAAAGGTTTCATTGAGCATATGTCAACTATTTTAAATTTGATTACTGAAAAAGTGGAATCACTTGAAAATATTAATAAGGAAACTAAAAGTTTCATCGATTTAAATATATTTTTAAAAGCAAATAATGATAATATATTTTTAAAAGCAAATAATGATAAAAAAGGTAACATAAAAAAAGTAGATTTGAAAACATTGAAAACTGAAGATTTCAATGCTGATTTCATATTATATCAGGAAAATTGTGATCGCGGTACAACAATGGTTTCAGTTTTAAATCCCAGTGATTTAACTAATTTAAATATACCAATATATAAAGGGTCTTTTGAATTTGTCTTAGAAAAAATAATATATTCTCGAATTTTACCTGACCTACTTTATTATGAATTACTTAATGATTTCAATGACTCAGATTTTAACGATTTCAAATTACTTTTGTAATTTATAAAGTACAAATTATTTTTTTTTATTTTATTCGAGATTTCAATAATATAAATGGAATCAGATAAATTTAAAACAGAACACGATCGATATAATTGGTCAATTTCAATGCTAAAATATGTAGTATTAAAAATTAATTCATGTTCCTATAACGAACAAGTTTCAATTTTAAATAAGATTGATGCCGACCCAGGTTTTAAAACATATTATGAAACAGGAAATGGTATTCGTATTAAATTGGAATCTATTTCTTATAAATTGTTAGAAGAATTATTTGATATTTGCAGAAGAATTAATTCATAATATATAAACATGGATAAAGGTGGTTACGATATTACAATCGAATCATTAGAAGAATCTAATTTTAAAGATATGCCTAAGATTCCACTTGATTTCAATTTTTTTATTATGAAACCGTTTTCAATAGTTAAAAAATAACTTTAAACTATTATTTTTTTTATTAGAAATAATATTATATAATATTATTATATAATATTATATAATATTATTATATAATATTATATAATGGATGACGATAAAACAATAGAGATATCGAAACATGAAAAATACTTTAATGGTAATAACAAGGACAAAAAATATGTACGAGGTTTAACATTGTTATATAATTTATATAACAATATTTTAAATATCGAACAATTAAGTGGTTTCAATGATCATAGTAACGCATATTATATATATCAAACTATTTTAAGCCCATTAATAGAATTAGAATTATTAACGGGTAGCAATTTGACTATACTAAATTATATTGTTTATAGTATTTATTATGAAATTGATTTTATGGAATACGGTCTATTGGATATTTTAAAACAAATATTTTATTTAGATATCACACAAGATCTAAAAATGCGATTTCTAGATTTTTTAAATCAAACTTACATATTTTATTATTATATGCAAGAGAAAGATATACATATTGATAATGGTAAGGATTTCAATAAATTGACACCATGTATAGAGAATAAGCGTACTTGTATAGAAAGTAGTCATTCCGTTCAATTAAAAGTAATAGATATAAGCAATATTATGGCTAGTAAATATAACTATTATATATCAAATGTACCTAATACTTTTTATATTTGGTATTATGCTTATGGGGGTAAACATGATTTCAATTTAATTACTAATAGATTTAACCCAATAATTAATGCTATTAATATATTTAAAACAAATATTGATAACTTTAATAAATTAGATGGTATTACTATTGAAAAAGAAGGTACAAATTATACGATCAACACTAATTTTAAAAGTAATATAAAAACTTTTGTGTATAAAAATATTACAAATATAGTAAGTGCTATAGAGTGTATCGTAGACTCTGTAAATACGGTAATTACTGCCGAAAATATTAAAGAAGATGATGCAAAAAAATTTAACAGTACATTGGAAATGGTTGCGACGACATTAAATAAAAATTTTAATTTAGATTTAAATTTAAATAATTTAAGTTTTACTAGTATATTTAACACTACTATTTCATATGTAGAAACTAAAGAATTCTATATAATTAAAGATATATTATTAGACCTATTTTTAAATTTCGATTCTACTGTTTATACTGGTAAGCATTCAAAACAATTGGAATCCGCAATAGATTTAAATAATGACTATTTTAAAAATATTAAATGTATTATTGGAAATCCAATTGATTTGAAATCAATTGTTTTCAATATTGATAATTTTAAAGGCAGTATATTTGATAACGAAGGTGACAGAGATAAATTTAGCGAGATAGGTAAATTAATCGATTATGTGGGTGATTTTAAAACTATTGAAATCGACAATGATTTAATTGACAGTGAATTTAAAGATAACTTAAAAACATTAGCGTATCATAAATTTATAGGTTTCGATGACTCTAACAACTATATCGATTTAGACACATATATACAATATTTGAATGTAATAATTAAACCAGAGTTCATACCCAAAATAAACTACCATATTAAAATGGCAATAAATAATACATATAGTATATTAATGTATAAAACATTACTCATACATTATAAATATCTACAAAATATTTTAAAACGTTTTAACTTAAACTATACACAAGAAAATTATAATTCCAATGATTTAAAACTTAATACATTTTATATAATTAATAACGATTTAAATAAATTAAATAAATGTATGCAAACAGAGCTAATTATAAAAAATAATATAATAAATTTCAGCGCTATACAAAGTTTAAGCTTATCTAACACCATCATCGCAAATAGAGTGTATAACAATTTAAATATTTTAAATGCTATATATGAAAACTTAAACTTAGATTTCAATTATATTGAAAGTTGGGAAATGAAATCCAATAAATTATTGGGTGGGATGTATCGGCGGGTAACATATTTTTTTAGAGCTCCGAATGCGCAAGTTACTAGGCGTTCACGGACCTATAATATTATTAATGACTTATCACGTGTTGATGTAACAGTAGATTCTAAAATTAAAAATATTATGGAAATGAAAGATAATTCTACTAATATAGTGTATGATACTTCTGGAATTAATAGTGATAATGATATTGCGTTTAGGAACCTAATAGTTAATACGTATAGGTTAATAGAGCATATACAACATATTGGTTCATATGACAATCCATCTTTGTTTGGTCAATCCAACAATGTATCATTAACAAATGACGATAAACTACAAATATATGACATTATTAATAATATGCTTATTAAGCTTAAAGAAAGTTGGCCTAATAAAGGTGCCAGTATTAACACTATTATAAGCAAAATTGAAGAGTATATAATTATAATTACACAACAAAGGAATAATAATAATACGATAGCCGTGCAGCCACAGCAGATGCAGCAGCCACAGCAGCAGCCACAGCAGATGCAGCAGCCACAGCAGCAGCCACAGCAGATGCAGCCACAGCAGCCACAGCAGATGCAGCCACAGCAGCCACAGCAGATGCAGCCACAGCAGCCACAGCAGATGCAGCCACAGCAGCCACAGCAGATGCAGCCACAGCAGATGCAGCCACAGCAGCAACAGCAGCAAAATCCGCAGGTTCTGCGGCTAGATCTAGTTGTGAAACTAAATATAACTATAACCACAAATCAAAATCAGACAAGAAAGCTACAGCAGCTACGGCAGCTACAGCAGTTTATTCATCTACAGCTGCCGCATCAAATGGAGCAAGGTATATTGGCGATAGAGCAGGAGCAACGGTATATAAATCAAAATCTATCGCATATACAGCAACAGATAAATCAGATACAGCAACAGCAGCTAGAACGTATAGATAATGCGCTGCCGCAAATCAATGCGAATCTACTAATAAATCATCAAAAAATACTAAAGCTATATCATCTTCTACTATCAGAGCAGAGGCAACAGCATGTAGCGAAAATAGGGAGGCTAAAGCGGAGGCTAATCATATTGCAGAGACTGCCGCTAAATAGGATAGAAGCAAAGCTAAACTCATATAGTCAGGAGCTATATAATATAAGCACAAATCTAGATCGGCTTCAGCCGCAGATAGATCGGCTTCAGCCGCAGATAGATCGGCTTCAGCCGCAGATAGATCGGCTTCAGCCGCAGATAGATCAGCTGCAGACATCTCTAGATAATCTATCAGCAAAACTAGATCAACGACAGGCGGAATTATATGCATTTGAGCTACAAATACAACAAGCAGCACAACCAGTAGTAGCAGCACCGCCACTGCCAGCACCAGTAGCAGCAGCACCGCCACCGCCGCCACTGCCAGCACCAGCAGTAGCAGCAGTAGCAGCAGAACCAAAAGCACTACCAGAAGCATATATTAAAAAAGCAAATAACTTAAAATTTAAAATAACAGAATTAATAAATATAATTAATATGTTACAAACAGAATACAATTTAACTAAAAATATTAAATACAATAATATTATTAATAATGTTATTGATTTCAATGTTAAAACATTGCTATTTGCTAATACATTACAAGAATTAGAAAATATATTAAATCCAATTACAGAAATGAAAACATTAAATGACATTTATAATTCGCTAGAATCAATTTTAGAGCAGATAAACGAAATTATTGCTGATTTCAATTCGGATTCGGATTCCGATGACGAATTATATTTACTTTATCTTAAAAAACGTAAGGATGAAGTCAACGAAAAAATTAAAAAAGAAAGAGAACAATATGGACTATAATTCACCATATTTCATATTTTATTTTTTTACATTACACATTACAGATTTCACATTGTATAAAACATGGAAGATCACAAGAAGACATTTATTGAAGAAGAGCTAGTTAAAGCTGATTCAATTTTTAAACAAATTAAATTAATGAACATGGATTCTGAATTCACTATGAAATCCTTTGATCAGAGGAAAGCTGAAATCTTAAAATTAAATGAGGAGTTTTGTAAGAAGCATCCTGTACCAGTAAATATTGCTATTAATACAGGAAACTATTCTAAAAAATGTTTTGCTAAATATTTAGAATACATGTGTAGTAAACCTATTTATTCTGATGATAGTAAAAATGTATTTGCCGATGTTCAAAGCACATACTCAGCATTATTATGGAAACATTTAGAAGTTAAAGCCGGCCGTAGACCATCAATGAGTGATTATTATAAGCTTAAAAAGAGTGAACATGATTCCATTGTAAGAGGATTAAAAATGGTCTCCGAATCACAAGAAAAAGCTGACTCACTTAAAGATTCTATTAAAATTGATCAAGTAGACCACGCTAAAAAGGGTTTATCCGATTTAATTGCACAATTAAGAGATTCAGGGGTAAACCTTTCAGATATGAAATCAATCGAAGATAAGCTACAGGAATCTGGATTTCATGTAAATTAAAATTGATTTCATTATATATATAAATGACACACACGGAGATTGAATTTAGAATACCAAATTTACCAAGAGAAGATTTCATTCGATATGAAAACTGTTTTAATAAATATGATTTCACTGAAACTAAATTAGCTAAAATATTTATTGATTCCACGCGTATTATAATTACATATGATTCTCTTAATAATGTTAGCGAAATCACTGGACAAATTAAAAAAAAAATGAAAACCGTAAAATATAGAAACATATTATTAAACTATAATGATGAAACTATTCTTGACAAGGTTAACACAACATTATCAATGAATGAAGCTATGAAAAATAAAATGAAAACACGTGTACGATTAATGTTACGACGGTCATGTATATATGATAATTTTAGTATTGATTTCACTGCATCATTAGAATGTAATTTAAATGATCTACAAAAAAATAAAACTATCCTTTATGATACAGTGAAATCAAATAATTTATTATTAGGACATATAGACCCCAAAATCAAATTTGATATTGAATTCGAATATATTGGTCCTAGTAACGAATTTGATGTTAAACAAGCAGACCCTCTTTTAGATCTAATTGAAAATTCATGTGAAAGCGATACCGTAAAGGTATCTAAATTTATACATGAAAAAATGGATGATCTCTGCAAAATGCGTAATGTTAAATATAATTCTATTGTATCTGTCAAAGATATAACTAGACAAGGTGTTCAAATATCACAAGAGACATTAGCAATGGTGTCCAGTGATTTAAATTCATATTTAGTTACAGATAAAGCAGATGGCTACCGTGCATTATGTTATATTGAGGGTAACTCTCTTACTATTGTGACACACGAATTGAAACAAGAAATTATTAAAAATGATTCAATAGATATATACATATTAGATTGCGAATATTTAAATGAAACATTATATGCGTTTGATATATTAAAAATGGAATCTGAGTTATGTGTAATGAAGCCAACAATAGAGCGATTAGAGCTTTTAAGTAAAACATGTTCTAAATTTAATATTAATATGAAAGCGATGGAACCCGTTTCCAATTTTAAAGCATTGAAACCAAACTATCATACGGATGGTTTCATTATTGTATTGAAATCGGCAAACTATTATGATTTCAATGATTTCAAAGTAAAGTTTCCAGAGCAATATACAATTGATTTCATGTTGAAAGCTTTACCTGATTCTATGTATGATTCAAAGTTATATTTAAAACGGGATGGTTTCAAATTATACTTATTATTCGTATATGCCAATGAAAATCAAAAAAGACAGTTAAACTATACTCCAGATCCAATTGAAAATAAATTAAATATGGGACAAGACAATTCAATGAAAGATACCTCATATACACCTATCTTATTTAAACCATCTAGTTATCCATTGGCTTATATTTATTATCACGATTTAAAAATTGATATTGATTTAAATGATAAAATATGTGAATTGGGTCTTATTGAAAATTCTGATACAATAAAGGGACATGGACAACTATCCATAACAAATTATTTTGAAAACCCATATGGTTTCAAATATAAATTTTCAAGAGTAAGAGATGATCGATTAATATCTAATAATGTTAAAATAGCAGAATTAACTTTTCAAGGTCGATTAAATCCTATTTCAATGGATTTAATTTTAAACTTTATGAATTCAAACTCATATTTTAAACAGCATGATAATAAAGAATATCAAGATATGCGATCCACTATGAGTACAATTAAATATAAAGTATTTAATAAATTATTGGCATTGAGAAATGGTCAAAATGTACCACGAAATAGATTTAAACCTTTTAATTGTTGTCTTGACTTAGGTATTGGAAAAGGTCAAGATTTAAACAAATATTATAATGTTACCAACTGTTTAATAGGTATCGATCGTGATCTCAGTGCATTAGAAATATTGGTTTCCAGAAAATATGGATCTAAAGTAAATTATCCTATATATACTATTAATGCAGATCTATCAAATAGTGAATCAATTAGTTTGACAAATATAAGATTATCTGAATTATTTAATAGTGAGCAGAAACCCGATTTAATAATATGTAATCTAGCAATACATTATTTTATAGATGCTCTTGATTCATTACTTGATTTAATTGATAAGAATTCACAAAAAGGGACATACTTTTCATTTATGTGTATTGATCCAAGTAAAGTTTTAAATGGTTTTAAAACTAATCGTTATGAAGTATTATTGAAACCAAATAATAAAATTTCAGTTAAAGTACCATTTTCACCTGAACCATATGAGGAAAATTTAGTACCTTTAGATTTAATTCAAACTAAATTAAAAAATTTTAATTTTACATTAATCGATACATATGATTTTAATTCATATGATTTATCTAAATTAGATGATGAAGATCTCAAGTGGGTTTCATTATTTACTAATAAAATTTATATGAAAATAAAATAATAAAATAAAATAATAAAATAATAAAATATTTTTTTTAATAAAAAAATAAAAAAAGGGGTGGTCCGATGGACCGAAACGTCTTTCGACTTGTTAGCTAACTACTAACTGTTTTAATGTAGATTTCAACACATCTTACTGTATCGCAGGGAAAGCAACACCAAGGTCGCTTTCGCTTAAAACCTGGACATGGCTTGGAGGTTCCGCGAAGATCTTGACTGTGTTTCTTGAGTCCCCGATTGAACGGAAATCCAATGACGACGCGAGGGATTGAGGTTTCAGGGTGTGACTCGGAAGCCTGGTTGACTGGTAGAAGTACGAACAAACCTGTCTGTGGAGCGCAATGAGGATGAATTTGGTGATGAAATGTGCAACCGGATCAAGGTGTCCTGGTGTGAAGATCGAAATGCATGACATCTCACCACTTTCATTGAAGTAGAACACTGGCACGATGTGCTCATATTCGCTCGACTTCACCCAAATTTTGTCATCACTACCCCTGAACGCTTTCGGGTTTCCTGGCGAAGTTCGGACAAACCTTGGTTCGAACTGGAAGGGCATATCCGACTCTGCCATGTAGAGGGTGAGTTGGTGAAGAGGGTTGTCGCTTTGGGGTAGCTTCTCCATGTTTTCGAGGATGAACGGGTAGATTGCCTGTTTTTGACATGACTGGCTTGGTTTATGCTTGCATTCGAAGAATTTTGCGAGCTTTCCAGCGATGTCGTCTCGATCAGCATAGGTGTTCTTAGCCAAGTCGACCTTAGTGACCTGTGTTGGACGAAGATCAAATGGTTTTTCGACAACATAGAGGTTCAGGTAACGAATCACCTTCATGGCCTCCTTCAACCCATTGCTTTCGAAAACACTCAGGAATGACCTTAGTGGCTGGTCATATGGGATGTAGTTGATATCACTGTCGAGGTATTTTCCAATGATCTCTTTGAACATCTTCTCATCATCAGGCTTGGAAAGGAGGTAGGATCCGTTGAGTTTGGCCATGAGAACATCGAGCTGTTTTACACCTGCATGCGGTTCACACTTCTTTAAGAGGTATTGGTTGAAGTTCTTGATGTGTTTCGAGTAGAGGCAGATCGGCGCACATGCCACAGTGATGAGCATCCTCAGGTTCTCAGGGATATCAGCTAGGACAGCTTGTGACGACAAAGAGTGATTCGCCTTACTCCAGAGCTTTGAGATCAAGTTGACTTTGAAACGCTTATTGATCTGCTCGACGAGGGACTTGTCGGTTTCGCTCAATTGTGCGTTTTCCAAACCGATTTTAATCGCATTGAGAACTCTGCTGTAATTCTCGGGCGACTTGTTGTAGTCGAATAACATTCCCATCGCTTCAAAGATAAGATCCTCATCGGAAAGCTCCTTGGGCTCTTCCTCAGGCATTTCAGCCCAAGAGCCACTCTCGTGGACATTCGGGATGTTGACTTGTTCGCTGTCAGACATGATTCGAAAACAACTAGTGTTTCTAGTATTTAGATAGAACATAAAATTCATTTTTTTTATAAGAATGACTTATTCGATAAGAACTTAGTTTTAACAACTTGACGTGTATTTGACACATATTCTGGGTTTGATCCTAGCGTACCTACAAGAGATGAGTCCATATGTCTTCTAAATTGGCATGTATGTAATGGATCTTGATATCCACGTATAGTATATCGTTTTTGAGGTGTAACCCCTAATGTTGATTTCACAGATGTCAAAATATTAGGTTTTTTGCCAAATAGTGATAATTCATATGTACCTGGTTTCACAGAGCCATTTGACGAATAATAGATATACAATAATTTATTAACACATCTAATATTATTAAACTTTACTGTTGCATTGAAATCATTAGTAATTATTTCAATTTCTGAAACCTTTAAATTATCTAAATATTTTACAATAGCTGATTTCACTTTATCTTTAATGCAATTTGAATCAATATATACCGAATCTAATGCTAATTCTAATGCATATAATGCATATAGATCATTAATATTATTGGGGCATTTTAAAAATAAGAGAACTTTAGTTGGATCGACCGACATATATAAAAATGAATTAGAATATTTATTTATAATAATGGACGATCTATTAAGGCAAGCCCCGGTTAACCAGTTTAAAAAAATAGATCACAGTTATATTAATAAATGTAGAGTTTTAGATGTATATGACGGTGATACAGTTGTAATAGGTTTCATTCATAATGGAGAATTATCATATGATCGTATGCGTATTATTGATATAGATACACCAGAATTAAGATCAAAAGAGCCAATAGTAAAAGAATATGCATACTATGTAAAAAATAAAGTAAAAGAACTATTTAATGATTTCACAATATATGATTGTAAAATAGAGGGTCGTGAATCATTTGGTAGACTCTTAGGTGATATTATTTTGAATTCAGAAAGCACACTTAAAGAATATTTATTAACAAATAAATATGCAGTACCATTTAAAAAAGGAAATAAAAAAATGCCAGATTCAAATTGGATTGATTTAATTAGATCAAATAAATAAAAAATAAAAAATAATAAATATTAATTATTTTTTATTAATTATTAATAATAATTATTAATTATTATTAATAATTATTGATCAATAAAACATTTAAATTTTGGAAATAAGGGTACATTATCAATTGATAGTCCATTATATTGAATAGTTGCATATTTTCCTACATATGAATCTAAGTTTGCTTGTATTTTTTTTGCAAATTCTTTTGATTCGGCAATAGAACCTAGCATTGTAGCATTAAATTTGATTCCGCTCTCTGTTTTCATTACAGCAATAAAGGTACCCAACGATTTGCCCTTTAAACCTAGTTCAATACCAACAAATTCATATTCCGAATCAAAGAATTCTTTACGTTTTAATATATTTTTAGATCGTATTTCTCTATGTACACTTGTTTCATATGGGGAATCTTGTAATCTAACCATTTGCCCTTCATAGCCGTGTTTTAAATAGTTAGCATATTCATCATTTAATAATTGTAATGTACAGTTAAATTTAGTATGTACTAAATTAATTAGCTTAGTGTTTATATTGAAATCTTTTAATAATTGTTTTAATTGTCTAAACCGTAATCTAAACGATTTCGTTAAATCATTTAAATCAATTAAATCAAATATATGATATTCGAGAATGGAAACCTTTTCAGGGTCACTATTTCGTACAAGGCCACTAATTGTTTGCAGATTTAAATCATGTTTATATATTTCACCATCTAAAATAATATTAGGGTTTTCTTTAAGCAAATTAAATAATATATTGGAAATATGTGATAAATTAGTATACTCCAATAATTTTCGTGAATATACTTTAACATTTCCATTTGTATATCGCATTAAAACACGGAGACCATCTAATTTTGGTTGTGATGCATATTTTACGGCTTTAATTGTATTGTCCATATTATTTAAATCAAATTTATGCGCAGACATTGGATAATATGTATCATTATTTTTTTCATTTGGGCTTAATGTGAAACCTGCTTTTACTTTTTTTTCATATTCATTTCTAGCGTGTATTAATGCACATTGTAATTCATTACGCTCATTACTTTTACCAATATTTTTATGTTGTTCGAAGAATGTGGGGTTGAAAACGGACTTCACTAAGATTGTCTTTTCAGTCCAACATATTGGAATTAAATCTAGGTTAACTAAATTAATGGAACCATTTTCAATGTAACTGGGATCACCTGGATGCATTTTAATAGAATCGATGCTGGAACCATTAAGTAATAATTGTTTATCCTTTTTATTGATTAATCCACATGAAATTTGCCACTGTACAATATTATTATTCTTGTGTACCCCGTAGAGCATATTGAAAACATATTTGTTGTCAACTATTGTAAAGGGGAAATTCTCATAATCATCGACCTTTCTCTTATTGTTCATTTTATAAATAAAAACTATTCAAATTTATTATTTATAAATTTGAATTCCCATTTATTTATAATAACGCATGTCTATTATACCAAAAGGTCGAATTCAGTATGTTAATTTTGTACCATTAAATGATCAAAGAATATTAGAACAAGCTACCATATTAGTTAGTATACCAGAATTAAATAAATCAGCAAGTTCATCTAAAGATGGAACATTGTCAGATTTAAAAATGGGTGTAACTGATGCATTTCAAAAATGCGGCAAATGTGGTAATAAGAAACAAGACTGTCGTGGTCATTTTGGTTATATTGAACTTAATTATCCAGTACAGTCCCCATTATTTAAAGAAGAGATTTCAAGATGGATTAATATTATATGCCATAAGTGTGGTGATATTCTTGTTAAACATGAATCATTGAAACATGTGAAAGGCTCTGATCGTCATAGTGAATTAATTAAAATGGTTAGAACTATTATTGCTAAAAATTCTAAGAGTAAAGCTTTAATCAATTATAATATTAAATGCCCGCATTGTAATAATGAGCAGTATACAGTTAAACGTGTTTTAAATCAACCTGTTCTTCTACAATATGTTATTAAAACCAATGAATCTAAAATTGCATCTTATCAGCCAATATTCAATTACCAGATTAAAGAAATATTTTCTAGGGTATCAATGAAAACTATGGAATTCTTACATTTAGACCCATCGACACATCCTAAAAATTATATTTGGGATCGTTATGCAATTTTACCAAACAATATTAGACCAGAAGTTAAACGATTTAACTCTACTAAAGGGTATCAGACAGAAATCACTAGATTTCTTAATATTATAGTTACATACAATAATAAGATCCCTACCGGTCTAAAAGATAATTGGTCTAATTTACATAATCCGGTTAATCTTCAAAATTGTGAATTATTAGAATTAATGATACATAGCTTTATTAGAGGCATTGCATCAAATACAAAGCAAACGCGTATTGTAATGGGTAATAATACAAATGTATCATTGACTAGTCATATTACGGGTAAACATGCACATATTAGAAATGAGCTTATGGGTAAACGATGTCATAAAACGTCACGTTGTGTAATTTCAGGTGACCCTATTATTCCTATGACACATGTAATTATACCAGAGCAAATTGCTAAAAAAATACAAATTCCCGTAGTTGTGAAACCATGGAATATTGATGAATTAAATATTTATTTTAACAATAGAGATTTAATTTATCCCGGATCAAAAGATTTAATTAAAGCATCTAATGGCCATCGCTATTCTGTAGCAATGGTCTCAAATTATAAATTGCAAGTAAATGATATCCTATATAGAAATTTAATCGAAGATGACTACGTATTATTAAATAGAGCTCCTAGTTTGAAGCCTAGCAGTCTTACTTCATTAAAAGTTAGAATAGGTAATTCTACATCGATGAAATTCTCACAAAATGATTGTCCTTGGTATAATTCTGATTTCGATGGTGATGAAATGTTAGGCATCTACGTTGGATCACATACAGCCAGAGCAGAATTGGATATTCTTATGTCTAGTTCACAAAGGGCAATATCATATCAAGATGCTACTACCGATATTGGAATTTATCATGATTCTATTATTAGTCTTGCACAATTTACACGTCATGGTCAGACCTTTAATCGATTTGAAACAATGCAATTATTTGGATCTGTTTTAAACCATCCTAGATTAAGACATTTAAAATTTGATAAAGAATCATACACAAATTATGAAATTGTATCAATGCTTTTACCCGATATTAATTTTAAGGGAAAGCCAGGTATTTTTAAACCAGAATATGCACCTTTTGTTAAGTATGATCCCAATGATATCACGGTCCTAATTAAAAATGGTGAATTGAAATCTGGAATTCTTGATAAAAAAAATGTTGGTCGTGGTAACCCAAATTCAATTATTGCCATTATTAATAATCAATATTCAAGTAAAGTTGCAATGGATTTCATATCTAATATGGACAAAGTAATGTACAATTATATTGCACATAGAGGAATGACATTATCGTCACAAGATATGAGCATTTCACATGAAATTCGTGCACAAGTCCGTAGTAAAATTGGTTCAATGATTTCAGCCTCAATTGAAAGGACAAAAGCATTACACGCAGGTAAAATTATTCCTCCTATTGGTTACACAATTGAACAAGCCTATGAAGAGGATCAAATTAATACATTGACGTTGATCGATGCATTCCATGATACAGTTATTAAAGATATGGATGGATTAAATAATAATTTATTTTACACTATTATGTCGGGTTCAGCTGGCAAAATGATTAATTTTACTAATATGTCGACAGCAATAGGACAAATTTTAGTAAATGGTGCCCGTATTAAAATGGATTACGGTTTCAATCGGGCATCACAATATTCACAATCATTCGATTTAAATCCATTATCACGAGGCTTCTGTGATAAATCATATAATGAGGGTATATCGTTGTTACCCTTTATTGTTAATGCAATGACATCAAGAACAACTATTATTGAAAAATCAATGGGTACAGCTAAATCAGGAGCACAATCACGTATTTCTGGTAAAAACTTACAACGTCTACTCATTGATAACCGCTTTTCAGTAGTGAAATCTGGTGAAAATAAAATTATGCAAATATTATATTCAGATACTGGTATCGATTGCAGATTTAAATCTTATGTACAATTGAAATATGTATTTCAAGATTTCAAAACATTTGAATCAAATTATCGATGCACTCAATCAAAATTAGATTCAAAATACGCTAAAAGTGAAACCATTTTAAACCGTCTTAATTCTGAATTTGAACAATTAAAAAAAGATCGTGATTTAATTATCGAAAATGCATTAAAATATGAAAAGAATTCTGGACCGGCTAATATATTTGTAACTGATTCCTTTAATATTGGTGTAAACGTGCCAATGTTAATGTATAACATTATTAACAAATATGAAAATGAAACTAATTTTACACTTGATCCAATGAAAGCAATGGATACTGTTTCCAATTTAGTTGATTCTATTGTATATTGTGCATTTAATCAAAATTGTAAAGATACAAAATATAAAGTTCCAGAATATTTTCAATATTCGGTACTATTAGTTAGAATTGTGATCAGAGCATATTTATGTATGGTCGAATTAATTGATAAAAAAATTAATAATAATATGCTAGAAGAAATATGTGAATCGATCTATAATAGTTATACTAATGCTTATATGGATTATGGTACACCAATTGGTATTATCTCTGCATTAGCTTTAAGCGAACCAACCACACAGCTTTCATTACATGCCACACATGGCACAGGAGCAGTAAATCCGCTTACACAATTAACAGATCTATATATGGCTAAAAGTACATTAAAAATGAAATATCCAAAAATGTTAATCGGCTTAAAAGATCAACCCGATGGGACACCTGCTACTGAAATTTATGCAAGTAAAATTGGATCTTTCATTGAAACGATTATCATTAAACAAATGATTGAAATGAACAATGTAGGTGTATCATTATTTTACGAAGATTTCAGTGATCCAATTCATCCCGATTTCATTCATGAAAAAGATTTAATTAAAAAATTTGTAGATTTCAATGGAATGAAACCTGGTAATTTATCACATTGGTGTATTAGATTTGAAGTTCTAGCTAACATGTTAGCTATTAAAAATATGCACTTGGATGATATTGTAGCAGCCATATATAATGAATATAAAGGTGCCTATGTTGTATATGATGACTCAAATCCAAAGAAAATAGTCGTTCGTGTATATTTTGCAAATGATTTCATTAATTTGAAAGCAGGACAAGATGCATATGATTTCATGCGTAATGTTACAGACTCCATATTAGTATTGCAAATTAGGGGTATTAAACATGTGAAATCCGTTCGTGTTACAAAGTTGTCTAGAACTGTTTTCAATAAAGAGACAGGGCGATTATCTAAAGTTGACCGTGTATATTTAGAGACAGAAGGTATTAATATGACTGAAATATTGAGTAATCCTTATGTAAATAAATATGACACATATTGCAATAATATATTGGAAGTCAAAAAATATTATGGAATTGCTGCTGCACGAAATATGATCATTTATGAAATTGATAACATTTTAAAAGATAATACTCCGGCTAGAGAGCACCTAGGTCTAATTGCCGATGAAATGACTTCACTTGGATACATTACATCAATTGAATTAAATAAATTAGCCGATAGAAATAAGCATAGTGAATTATTAAATATTTCATCAGCGAAACCGGCTCAACAATTAATTAAAAGTGCGTTGTCGCGTAGAGGTGATAATTTATCTAATGTATCATCATGTTTAATGCTTGGTACCTTTCCAAAGCTTGGAAGCACATTTAATAATGTATTATTAAATGAAAAATTTATTAGTCAAAATACTAATACTGAAGCTGACCTAATGGAATTATTATAAATAAATATTAAATATTAAATATTAAATATTATTAAAAAATAAATATTATTTTTTTTTAATATTGCAATTAATATTACAATTAATATTGCAATTAATATTACAATTAATATTGCAATTAATATTGCAATTAATATTGCAATTAATATTACAATTAATATTACAATTAATATTGCAATTAATATTACAATTAATATTGCAATTAATATTACAATTAATATTGCAATTAATATTACAATATTAATCCTGACCTTCCATATTATTCTCTAAAAGATCAAGATCTACATCAAGTTCATTGAAATCATCTTCCATATTTTGTTCACCCTTTTCATCTGTTAAATCATTATTAGCAAATGGATCTTCCTCTTGTTCGATATGTCCATTGGTTTCATCGGTTTCATATGTTTCATCTAAATCGAGGTCACCTTCAAGACCCTGTAGTGTATCATCTGACTCCTCTTTTTTAGAATAAATATTTAATAATTCTTTTCTATATTTACTGGTTTGAGTTTCATTTTCAATGACATATAATATGAAAGCTTTAATGAAAGGTTCAAGCTTTAAATCATTCATAAAATATGAAATCATTTCAATAAATAGATTATATGTTAAATCTGATTGCTCTTCTAAATTTTCAGTATAACTTAAAAATATAGATCTTTTAATTTTATTGATTTTACTTAAAGCAGATAAACAATTTTCATATATTGATTTCACCATTGGAATTGAGACTGATTTCATCTTGGATGTAAATTTTTTTGGAATTAAATCAATATTAATTTTCTCATATAATATTATATAAAATTTTGCTAATGAAACCATATAGTTAGATAATACTAAAATTCGATTATTGGTGAAATCGGGTTTCACTATATTGCTTGAAATATCAGTCATATAATTTCCCTGATACGACCCAATATTTATAATAAGATTAATAGGAATATTAAATTTTTTTGATATAGTCGATACTATTGATGTATTTATTGAAATCTTTTTAGTATTTTTAATATTACTTTTACTTTTTATACTAATACTATATTTTGATAAATATTCGATACCCTTTACATTGAAATCTTTCATAAAATTTTTAAAAGCAGCAGACTCCCGTAGTGAAATTTCATGTAAATATTTTTTATTATATTTATTATAATATTTAGATACATTCAAATTATTGGAATTATTAGAATTATTGGAATCATTCAAATTATTGAAATCGTTTTGGAATCCACATTTTTTACAAATATTATTTTCAAATGTGTGTGATATACCTTCTGGGCAAATCAATGTATAATATTTGATTAGGTCTGTCTGTTGTGTATATAATTTAATAGAATCATCAAGTTCTTGTGACCCATGAATAGATCCAAGGCGATCTGAAAAATTTAATTTTAAATATTTAGCGTGGTCCACTTTAATTAAATCGACTATTTCATCTAAAGTGTAAATGGTATCAGCTTCATATTTATTATATTTATTACGCTTAAATGACTTATCGTATAATACTGATATGAAACCATTTGGTATTTCCATATATTTTAAATCAGTTACAATACGCATTTTAGGGTACATACTTAAATATTTTAAATAGTCATATCTAGCTAAAATATTTAAATCATACTCATTTATTTTACTATATATTTTTGTATAAATCTCATTTTCGGGTACGGCATATATATCTGACACATGTATATGGGCATAATCAATATATGATTTTAAATACGGGTCTGAAATCTTTAAATCCATTAAATTAAATTTTTCAGGTTCCCCTTTCATAAGTTTTAAATATAGGTCATATAAACTTAGATTTGATTGATCTGCTAATCTATGCATAAAAGTATTATATAAGAATGAATCACGATACATTAATTCAAGGTCTTCATTTTTTTTAGTATATGCATTAATTGATACTCCTTTATATGTAAATACCCTTTGAATCTCTGAAAATGCTTTTGTAATTAGTGACGATTTCATTTCATTTGGTAATTTATGTTTTTCTAATAAATCTCCTACATAAAAGGTTGCTCTCGATAAAATAAATTTAAATACACTTGAAACATTTTTTTCATTAAAATTATCTATTGTGAATTTTTTAAATTTTATGGTTGTATCTTTTCGCAAGATTAAACCGGCGATAGCTCCTAACGAATATAAAACCATATATATTGATTCTATATCATCAATATACTCATTTGTTTTACCTTTAATTTTAAGGAGGTTTAATTTTAAATCAGCTATTAAATCATCAAGCGCGTTAATAATAATAGAACCTAATTGTTCAATTGAACCATATGTAATGAACTCCACTTCATTAGAAATAATTGACAATAGTTTTATAAAATAACTGTTCGTAGTGAAATCAATATTTAAATTTTTAACCTCGTTTGCATTTATATCATAGTCCAATGCAAGGTCGTGTAATTGTAATACTTCTCCACATTGTGAACATATATAACCAATATCGATCAATGTACCATATTTTGATAAAGTGGATTCAAATGATTTAAATTTAAACATATGATTAACATGTTCACATAATTTATTTAAATCATACAAATTTTTTGATTTAATTTCCATATACATTCTTTGTCGTTTTTCAAATGATTCATTGCTAAATAAAAATTTAATGAAATCGGGTGTATCTTCATTTTTCATTTTCATTTTTGAAACAATATTTAAAACAATATTTTTTTGTGCTTCTGATAATTTTAAATATGGTTTCGAAAATTTAACATATGCAATAGAGTTATATAATGTTACCTGTCGTTTATATATGTACTTTAAATCTTTATCAACGAGAAGGTCCTTTAATGATCTCACGTTTTCCAATAATTCTATGATAGTAAATTTTGATAATAGTGATTTCAAATATGCATTATATGTATTGGTATATGCTAATATATTACGGACTGTGGAATCTGGCTTGTCAGTTAAACTAATTTCAATTATTTTTTCTATTTCATTTATTTTATTTAAATCTAATTTAGATTCTAATTTTAAAGGTACATTAGTATGTTTCACAAATTTAAAATTAGAATCATAAAATGATGTATTTAAAATAGAATGCCTGATTTCATTTGAATAGAAATCATCGAGACTCAAATAATACTTTAAAATATTGTGTAACTCATTTGAATTAAATGGTATATCATAATCTTTATGTATATTATATAAAATACTTTGTGTTGCATGTTTAAATGAATATGTATTATTAGTAAATAATACATAAGACGAATTTAATCGTGAATCATATACATTTAATGTATTATATTTGGATACAAATGCTTTTTGATATCGATATGTAAATGATTTCAAATGGACTTTAGATATACTTGGGTCTGTAAATGCATTTGAAATCATTGGCTCTATTATTTGTAAATTTGGTTCGCTATTGAAATCAATGTTAACATATGCAAACCCATTAATTACTCTTACCATGTTTTCAACATTGCTTGACTGTAAATATAATAATTCTTTTGATTTTAAATCTTCGTATAAAAAATAAAATGGATCATTATTATTAGCTATTTCATTTGTCTCATCAAAGTTTATATCGCTATCGATTATTTCAATTAAGTTTGTCATTAATCTTATATAATAAATGTATAAAAAATATAAATGAATTACATACAATAATTTAAAGAATGCTTTATTTATAATAAAAATGGATTATCAGTATATTTCTGAATGTATTTCTGTTTTAATTACTAATACGGTTTTCAATAATATATATGGATATGCGTTAACATTATTAGATAAGAATAAGGCCAACGATTTGAAAACTGCATATATAATGAGCGCATCTTTATGGATCAATGATATGCCCGTAATTAAAAGCGATAACTCAAAAAAGAACGAAGATAGAATTAAAAATCATATTGATAACTGGATAAGATTATTAAATGAGTCATTATCTAAAACAAATATTGTAAAGCTTGGCGATTTACAGGGTACCATAATTATCATATTTAAAAATCTAGTCAATGATTCCCTAGTTGACATTAATAAAGTTCATCTATCTAAAATGGTTCCGTTTTTATATAAAACTATACGAGAATTATTAATTAATTCTATTCAATGGCAAGTAGCTAATATTGATCTCGTTTTAGTCGATAGGAGTCAAATGAAATCATTAATATTAAAACGTAAGACAAAAGATTTAATCGATTTAACTAAAAAAGTAATAGATGAATCTATTAAATCTAAATCTATTGCTGGTAGCCAAAATGATTTAAATAATGCTTACAATAATCAAAAATATAATGAGTCGTTACAAAAAGTATTAGAATTATCGGAAGCCAATGTAAACCTAAAAAGAAAGAATACTGAATTGGAAAATAAAATAGAAAATTTAAATTTACAGATAAATAATAATGATTTAAATTTAACTAAGATGAAAGAATTAATGGATTCTATGCGAGAGAGCCATAAGCAAGTTGTATCTAATTTAACAGCTAGAATAAGTGAACTTGAAAATGATTTAATTACTAAAAAAAATTTATTTGCGAGTTCATCAATTTCACATAATTTTAATGAAGATGAAATAGCGAAATCAAATATGAAATCAAATATGGACATGAAATCAAATATGAACGTGAAATCCGATTTAAATATGGATTTAAATATGAACATGGAATCCGATTTAAATATGAACGTGAAATCCGATGATGAAAGTGTAGAGGGATCAGATTTCAATTCCGATTTCAATGTAAATTCTAGTATTTTTAATTCTGATTTAAAAAGAAGTGATTCCGATTTAAATATGAACATGAATATGAATATGAAATCCGATAATGAAAGTGTAGAAGATTTCGATCAAAATGTAAATATGAAATCGATATTTAAATCTGATAAAAAATAATATATTAATATAAATGAACTATTCGATTAAAGATTTCATTGAGAAAATCCCAAGGCCGTCATTAATTCATATTGCTGTCCTATATACTATAATTCTAATATATATATTATATAATACATATGACATTCGTATTAATGAATCATTACTTATGTTTTTATTAAGTACATTTTTATTAAATTATGTAACAGCATTTCTTATTAAAAAAATGGATTTATGTGAAATGAAATCAAATATGCCTGATTTCAATGATTCAAATAATATTGTAATAAATTCTAATAATACTGAACCTGTTTCGGGTAAAGGCCCATTATTGTTATCGTTTAACTAAATAATAAAATAAAAATATATACTTTATTTTTTTGTATAAAACAATTTTAATTATATAAATGAATACATCTATAGGAATTGAACCTAATTTTGACGAATCTATTTATGTTAATGAATTAGCTATGCCTCTTGGGACATTGAAACCCGAATTACACGATTTAAATATATTAAACGCTTGTACTACATTTTATGGGTCAACTAATAGCGGGAAGACACATATTTTAAGATACTTTTGTTCTATTGTGGCTAAACATATATACATAGCTAAAGTTTGGTGTGCTACGGGTAACAATGAAAAGAGTTCTCTTAGCGATTTAATACCATCTATGTTTATAAGTAAATCACTTACTCGTGAATCATTTATTAAAGATTATGAAAATCAAAAGAAGCGAGCTGAGATTTATGACATGTTACATGATTTAGATTTTTTAAATGAAATATTAATAAATTTTTATGAATCGGTAAAAGGGACATACGATGAAAATATATATATTGCGATTAAAACTAAAATAGGTACAATTGAATCAATGTTTAAAGCTAAAATTGCTGATCTAACAAGCAATTATACTATTCCCGAAAGTGATAAATTAAAACAAATTGATACACTACAAATAACAAAAAAAAATCACATAATTGATTTCATTCGCAAATCGATTAACGACAATTTGAAAACATTTATCGATAAATTAGGTGATATCAGATATAAGGATTTAATCACCAATATTAATATGAATCCAAATATGTTATTTGTATTTGATGATGTCACGACTGAAATTTCATCTATGAAAGGTACATATAAAGATTCATCTGGAAACAAACGAGCAAGTGTATTTGAAGATTTATTACAAAGAGGTCGGCATTATTATATTACAACATTTATTGCATTGCAAACCGATAATGCAATACCACCAGCGATGCGCCATAATATACATTATACGATATTTACAGAAGAGCAGTCTGCTAATTCATATATTAATAAAGCTACAAATGGAATAGGGCGACGTGAAAGTAAACGAATAGCTTTCATTACCAATATTTTATTTAATGTCAAAAAAGATGAGCATTTGTATTTTTTAATTAATAAGCATGCTGGTAACCCTAAATGGGTATACATGTACATTAAAGCACCAAAGGTTTCAAATGTTCGTATATGCGATAAACATATATGGGATTATGATTTAAAAATTAAAAAGAAGACATTATCAAATAAATTAGATTCCATTTATAGTGAAAATGATTTAATAGAACTTAAAAAGAAATTTAATTAAAATGAAATATGAAAATGAAATATGAAATATGAAATATGAAATATGAAAATGAAATCCATTTTATATGAATGACCTATAATCATAAAATATTAATCGACCATTTGTTTTTTCACATAATATTTTTAATTTTTTATCATTATTATCACATGTCTTTTTACCTTGTATATGTATACATTCTAATATAGATTTCACCCTAGCTAGATCATGTAAATAAATATTAATAATAATTAATCTAAAAATGTGTGGAAAATAATGGGCCTTTTCTATTTTAATATTGCTAGATGCTAATATAAGATTATCGGCTTGAATAATATTTATTAAATCTATGTATGATTGTATTTTTTCTAGTTCAGAATTGGTTGGTGGTAATGGACCTATACCCGTAATAAGCTTGCGTATTTTAGTTATATTTGTATTATATGTTGTTTGTTTCATTCGTTGTAAATATCGTCGTATTAATTCACACGATAAATCACATTTCGGTACAGACTCTTCATTCATATATTGCTTAATTAAGTCTAAAATTGTATTTGGTATTTCTCTTGATTCGATACCAAATATCTGATATAGCCACATATTATTATGCTTTATAATTGTTTTCAAAGATGACTGTTGAATTGATTTATATGATTTATTACTATATATTTTAATGTGTCCATTATGAATATTAATGGATCCTGAGCATTCATCTTGGTCATTTCCAATATTAACATATTCAATTAATCCACAAGAATTACAATATAGATATCCTTTATGTTCGTTTACAATTAATTCAGATTCACATTGATCACAATATTCCTTAATAGATAATGATACCATATTTAAGTAACTTTCTATTAAATATAAGCTGTAATCACCTTGGTTTAAATATTTACCCAAAAGATATTTGAAACATGGATATATTTCTGATTGTTTTAAATATTTTGAAAAACTTTTAATATTATCAACAAATAAAATATGGTCTTCTTCGAAATCATTATATATTTTATTTATATATGTGAAATCAGTATCATTCAATTTTAAATTTATTATTTTTTTATAAATGTCATCGATTGAGTTGTACAAATTATCGATCTCCATTATATTTAAATGAAAACTTTAAATGAAAACGACATATTTTTTTTATTTTAATAAAATAATAAAAATGTAATTATAAATTTAAAATGATTTCAATATATTAAATATGGATCAAAGTGTATTAGCAAAGATTCAAAAAATTATTGATAACGGAAATGCAGATGACCTTCCAGATGATGAAGTTTTAGAATTATATTCTATGCTATCTATGTATAATCAATCAATTTCATATAGCAAAGATGATCCGAAATCTGAAATGATTGTCGCATATTGTTTAACCAATTTAAAAGAAACATATATGAAAAGATTACTTGTTACCGGTTTAATTGGTTACCTATATAGAGCTGCCGATGAGTATAAAGTACCAGAGCATCAACCTGTTAAACCAACATATGAATTAGATAGACGAGAAGTGTTAAAAGAATTAGTAAATGATTGTCGTGACCCTATTACTGGTTCGTTCATTTTAAATGATTTAATCATTGAACCTGAATATAGTGTATCAGGAGGAGAAGTATTACAATGGAAAGAGACATCATTTAATAAATTAAGGCGAATTATTATTGCTGAATTTTTAGATTCTACCTTTAAATTTAATGCTGATAGACATATCAGAGAAGCATATGTTAAAAAGGTTCCAGTTGAAAAGGAAGAAGTGAAAGCAAAAAAATCAATTAAAAAGCGAGCTAAAAAGGCAGATTTAAAATTAGATTTAAAACAACGACGAATGGAATTAAATTCTTTTAATAATGAAAGTGAAAGTGAAAGTGAAAATGAAAATGAAAATGAAAATGAAAATGAAAATGAAAATGAAAATGAAAATGAAAATGAAAATGAAAATGAAAATGAAAATGAAAATGAAAATGAAAATGAAAATGAAAA